TATCACCAAAAGCGAAAGAGAGTATCAAGGACTAGCACCAGGGCGGAACCTGTAAAGTTTTCAAAGAGCAATCGAGAAAAGCGTACCAACCTTGAATTAACTTCGTTTTTGTTGTCTTCGTATCCGGCTATTTGCAAGTATTGTGGTGAATAATGCAGAATAGAGTTGCACGTGAGTGTGATAGGCCCGCGGTGGGGCTGAGGAACTTTGTTGAGAATTCCCATGAAGGTGGTTCTCAGGGTCAGTTTGGCAGAGTAGTTTCTGCACCATTAAGTGGAACTGGCCGCGAACCTTCTAGGTGGAACCCGACCATCGAGCTCAACGTTGGAGTTGAGAAGGCTAGGGGCTACTACTCTCGTTCTGCCGGAGTAGATATGCGTCACACAGAGGCAAGAACTGGGCTGGCTGAAAGAGGCCAGTACTGGAGTCAGTTGCTACCTTTTTCCATCGGATGGAATGTTGGGTTAGCATGCAAACCGCGCGATTTGACCTCGGTTAGAATATCGGAGAAAATTGAAATTCCAGAGTTGATGTGGAGAGATGTGTTGTTCGTAGTGGGCAGAATCTCTCACAGAGAAATTAAGGAATCAGATATATCTGATATGATATCTGTGGTATCAAATAGAGTGATCCAGAACGGTTACTATGGTGTTGACAGGAAGAAATTCCGCGTCGAGACCATAGTAAGGGCCGTGCAAGCGGCCACCTATATGGTGAGACACAATGACAATCTAGTTAGACATACTAGAGAAACCTTTGGTTCCGTGCAGATCGGGGAACCCGTACTTAAGAAGGCCTACAACCTTAACAAGTTTGTAGCCTCTTCACTTATAGACAAGGTGTTCAGTCATTGGCTGTTCGTCATATGCCTGCTATTCCCGGCGTTGGGGTTGGCGGCTGTGACTGCAGTTTTCTCGTGCATAGATGGTTGGACTGAGTCATTCCGCGACTTGGGCAAACTAGACGAGGATTTCGTCTTGGATGTCCACGGTTTGGTCTTAGCTGTAGAAGAAGAAGAAGTAGATGGTGCAGGTGAGGTGGTCGTCCCTCCTCCTGTAAATAACAATTCATCTGTAGTAGTACCGGCCCTTGTTGCCGATGAGGTAGAGATAGACTTGAGAGCCCCAAGAGAGAGCCAGAGCCAAAGTGCCCAAGCATCCGCCGCAGGACCTTCTGTTCCTGATTCATCCCCTACTACCACTGAACTTGCACCAAAACCAGCCCCGAGAAACGTTATGCGGACCGAGGGCTCTGCTCCTAAAGTTTCTACAGTAACAGACGCTATCCTAACACTCTCCCCACCGCCAAAAGCGATTCAGGAGAGACCCGGTGTGGACTTGGCTGTAGTTGTACAGCAGCACGCCGATAGCATTCAAGAGGTTAGGCCTATGAGAGAAATCAAGTTGGCCGATTTATTACCTGCCTTTGGTGACAGAGCGCAGGCGATCGAACTAGGAAATGCTATCGCCTTACCTGACGATGTCAGGATACCAAAGTTGGTTACTCGACTTGAACCAGACAACGCGGTGATCGGAGGATCCGTAGTTGTCAAAGAAGTAACACCTTTGAAAGATCGCGTGAAGGTTGGAGAGTTCTACCACGTTGGTCCTGCTTGTGCCTATTTGCTACCCGTAGCATTTAGCACGAACAGTAAACACAACGAGGTAGTCGCTCTGACTCGCCGCCATCTGAACAAAAACCATGACTTAGCAATGCCTAAGAACGTGACTATCGTTAGTTACTGGAATACTTTGAGCCAGGTGTCAGCACCGCTCTTCGCCGAGTATGCCAAGCGTTTCAAGGAAGTTGTTGGGTTTAGGGAATGGTTAGATGGTCAGAAACCAGTGAAGCGAGAATTGTACATGAGAGCTTTAAACACCGGATGTATGTCGGAGGTGTTAGTGGCCAACGGTAAACGTTGGCATGAGAGAGGCTCTTTCCTTAAAGACGAATTGAGGTTGCAGGACCCTGATAAGCCAGCGACTGCCGCTAAACCGCGGCTGATCCAGGGACTGCAGTATCCATTCATCCAGGGTCAACTTGGTTGGTGGTGCTCGACAGTAGCGAAAATCTTTAAGGACAATTTCTTGTTCATGCAGGAGGCAGACGGTACGGTTAGGGAATCCTTGTTCTCTTTCAGTAGCGGGAAGTCTCCCGTGGAGATGGGTGAGTGGTATGGTCATTATAAGAGACAGGGTTACACCTTCTTTGAAAATGACTTTAGCTCATTTGACTCTACGCAGTCCATTGGGTGCCACAAAGCCGAAAAGGCGGTCTACGAGTTGTTCGCAGACGTCGTGTTTCGGGAGTGGGACAATGGATTGGTTGAAGGGAGGGGCGTTAGGTCGTGTTGGGAACAGGCCTATGACTTCCAGCGCGATACCAAAGGTCGTACTAGGTTCTATAAGTACGAGTGCGTCGGCACTAGAAAGTCGGGCGACCCCAACACCAGCGTCGGGAACACGATTATCAACTGCATGAGCAATTATGCGGCTGTTAAGAAGTATCTCGGCAGAGTGGGTGGTGGGGAGTGTAGGATCATGGCTGTGGGAGACGACTGCTTGATTGCTGTCAAGTTGTCGGACACTTCCAAGCTCGAAGGAATGGTCCAGTCCGTCGAGTCTTACATGACTAAGTTGGGTCTAGAGAGTAAATTCAAATACTCTGGTGAGACGCCAACTTACTGCTCCATGATCGCTGTGGAAGCATTAGTCAAAGGAATAAGCACTTTTGTGTGGGTTCCCGAGATAACCAAGAGGCTACAGAAAGTAGGCTTTACCGTAAACCCTTTGAAGAAAGGAGAAACACCTGCGCAGCGCATGTTCTCTGAACTAAATTCGGTTGAGGCAAAAGACTACTGTCCGATCTATAGCCATCTAGCTAATGCATACAAAACGGTCGCGGGAGGCAAAGTCAGTGTTGGAGACGGAACCCTTGTACATATGCCGAGATCAGAAGAGAGGGTCACTTTGGAAAAAGGGTCGGATTGGACCCTGAGGTATTACGGAATCTCTATGGGAGAAGTCGAATCGTTTGGCCGCAAACTAAGCGATATGATTCTGCAAACGCGAGGAGGTGCGTTTTATTATAGAGATGAAGCATTCGAGTCCGCTTGGCGGCATTTCAATGGCTTAAACCCGGGCATCCCGGCTTCCGCAAGAAATGTTGCTATGGGCAAGAAGGCCTTGGTTGTCGAGACCGAGGCTGGATCGTCCAACTGGCGCGAACCGAAGTCCGTAACTCAGGACAATACCGGTGTCGGTGCACACAGAAAAGGTAGGCGCCCCCCCAAGACCAAGTCTGGGGGCTTGATTATTTCGGGTAAACCCCAGAATGACAAGAAAGCCTAACAAGCAACAGATAGGTACTGCACCGCATAATGCAGAGGCCAGCCGGGCCGCCATAAAAGCCCGGGTAAAGCAAGAAGCGAAAAAGATACTGTCCTTAATCCCGAAAGGTACGTTCGCGAAAGCGGGGGGGGCCATCGGAGGATTATATGGCCAAGCAGCAATTGGAGGGGCCCTGGGCCAGGCGTTTGCTAATTACACCGGATATGGTGATTATTCAGCAAACTCTCTGGTCCGGGGTGTGAGCTCCGGGAGTTCCATCCCGAAATTCAGTCGACATGGAAGGGGCACTACGATAGTGCACACTGAATTTTTGGGGGACATCTCGGGGACCTCAGCCTTCACAAATAGAGTCTACAAGGTGAACCCAGGAGACGCCGCCACGTTTCCCTGGTTAAGCCAGATCGCCGACTCTTTTGATAAGTATAAGTTTAAACGACTCATGTTTTCTTATCGGACCAGTTCTACAGACTATGCTCCGAGTTCAACATTGGGAATGGTTGTCATGGCCGCCCAGTACAATGTACTCGACCCAAAGTTTCAGAACAAGCTCGTTATGGAGAACTATGATACCGCCATCAGTACCAAGACTTCACAGTCTTGTCTGTACGGAGTCGAATGTAAATCTAATACGCAAGCTGCTGGACAATTATTCGTCCGAGTCACTCCCAACCCGTCATCGTCAGACCAGAGATTGTATGACTTGTGCAATTTCAGTTTGGCTACAGTCTCGAACCCCAGTACTGGAATCATCGGTGAGCTTTGGGTTACTTATGAGGTCGAACTCTACAACCCAAATATCACTTATTCCCAGTATGGTGTATCTAGTATTGTTTACCATGGCATTAGTGTCACTGGTACTGCTACGTCGCCCTTCAATGGCATAGTGGAGAAATACAATAACTTGGACGCACCAATTACCTTTCCCAACAACAGTAGTTTCAGACTTCCAGAGATTACGTCTGGGGGGACCATCGAGGTCACCCTAATCACGCATTGCTCTGGGGCTACTGCAAGCGACACAGGAATAAGCACAGTAACGGTGGACTTTGGTACTCCCGTAAACGTATACCGAAACTCGCAGCGTTCTACGTTGTTTTCCGGCATAGAAACCAC